TGTGTCAGAACCACCAGCACCACCTGTTCTACCTTTTAGGTCAGAACCAAGAGGAGGAGCAGAGTTAACGCCAGCACTGCCAAAAACGTCGGTCAAAAGGAGGGCACTATCATAAACTGCAGCGATTGTGGCGCGGAAAGCGGTGGATCCATACGTTCCAATATACACTTCGTCTCCCACAGTAAATGCAGTAGAATTCTTAGAATAGACTTCTAAGTACGCTCTCCAGGGCTGTGGGCGACCCACAAAGAAATACATTCTAGAACGTTCCTGACTCGTGTCAGTCGCTCCCTCAGTTAGAGATTCTAGGAATTGTTTCGCGTTAAAAATACGAAACTTATCAGAAATAATTGCAGCCATGGTGTTCTTTGTCCGACGTTGTAGTTTGTGCCTGAGTTATTTATATTTATAGCAATATTTAGGATAATGTAAACGGAATGATTTCGTGAGTGGTATTAATTGTGTTTGGACCTCTCGTCAAAGTAACACCTGTAAAGGATGTTGCCGTTTTTCCTGTGTATTGGAACACAGATCCATTACTGGTAAAGGCATAACCAGTAGATGGGAATCCTGTAGTATTTTGAACATTGATAGTTCCAGCAAGACCACCAGTGCTAGCACTGATTGTCACTGGGTTTTGAATTGATGGTGGCATCAAGTTGAAACGAGTACCAGACTTAGCAAAACTAGAATTTGCCCTATCAACAAAATCATCAAGAGTTAGATCTGCGAAGTAGAAACTAAACTCTTGTAGTGTAACTCCAGATACATTATTTACACCATCATCAAAAATGTTATTATAATGACTAATTGTATGTCCTACATTAGTAACTGTGTAGTTGCCAATATATTCTAGTTCACCTATCGTGGAGTTTCTGACAGCAATATCAGGTGCTCCACTTCTCAATCCAACATAGTATACTCCGTTAATATCATCTAGATCAACTTCATTTCCATTTCTTTGTTGAACTGGATCGTTAATGAATGCATTTTCTTGATATCTATCAACCACACCACCAGGTGGTGGAGTTACTACAACTTCAAATGCCTCTCTGGTAATAGAGAAATCTACAGGAGATGAAATTTCTCTCTGAACATTTCTTTCAAATTCCACAGATATAGCACCACCAGATGCCATAGAGACATCACTCTCGGATTGAATTGTAACAACACCAGCAGATGCAACAGATACAAGTTCAGGAATCTGTCTTAAGTATGTTCCAGCAACCCAATTTTGCTCTGTTGTTCCTTTACGATTTCTAAGAACATTGAGGAATCTATCAGAAATTTTACGGTTATAGTATACAATCTCATTACCAATCAGAAGTAGACCTTGTGGATCAAACTTAGTGGTGTCTGGGATGTATGCAATGCTGTCACCAATATTGAAATCAAGATCAAGATATGCAGCAGTCTCAAAGAAGTTGATATTACTAATTGCATTGTTTGGAATTTCAATTTGCTGTGTCTGAGTAATTGCTCTACTTACAGTGGAAATGGAGTTGAGAGAAACAATGTCTTGAATCTCTGCGGAGACAACAGTTACAGTGTCTTGAATTCTTAATACACCACCAACTCCCTCAATGGTAACAGGGTCTGGTTCAATGTATACAATTTGAGCACCACCAGGTTGCTCAATGCCAATTGGCATTTCAGATCCACTACCACCAACTAAAGTAGATGTTGGTAACTTAGTATCTCCAGTTTGAATTAATCCAATGATCTTACGATCAACATCTGCTGGACTGGAAAGATCTACAGAAGAATAAGAGTTTACATCAACTAGTCTGTTACCAAGAATATCAATGGTTGATATAACTGTTCCACTTTGAGCAACGTTAATATAAGGTCTATAGAGAATATTGATCTTTGATATACCAATGTCTCTTTCAGAAAGAATATCAAATCTTCTTGTTACAATAACTTTTGGAGCTTCTGTATATCCAGAACCACCATCAATAATATCAACACTAATTACTTGACCTTTACTTACTAAAACATTTGCTCGCGCACCACCACCTTGACCATTTTCAGGTACAAATTTAAGAACTGGTGGTGTATAATACTGATATGCGGTCGGTTGTGTAATAGGGTCATAACTACGTTGATTCCAAGTCAGTTTTATAATACTACCATTTTCAATAGTAGCAATTACAGAAAGACCTTCTCCTCTAGTAATTCCAGTATAAGACTCAACTGAGACCGTTCCAAAAATATCATCGGTTAATTGCTCTCCTGGTCTACCATCTTTACTAGTAGCTACTGTTGGTAGTCTCTTAATGCTGCGGAATTTATCTTCACCTTCTACACGAATTTGATCTCCATTTGATAAAGATACAAATGGTTTCTTATATGTTACTCCATAGTTACTTCCAGACCAGATAGCATCATCAGTCTTAAGAAGTTTTCTTCCAACATCATCTATATTATATGTTAAAGATACATTAGAAATATCAGCAGATGCAATTACATATTGTCTATCGTAGTATCCCTTTGGTACAAAAGTAAAATCTAGTCCACTTTCAATAGTAGCGTTTTGACCTAAAACATCAAATACTGCATTATTTCCAGTTACTACTGGATTACTAATTTGACCAATAACATTGTATGTTCCATTTGCTCTTTGTTGCCAAACGTGAATTGGAAGTCCGATTGCATCGCCCATCCAAGCATATCTTAAGAAGTCATTTAAAAGAGGAGAATCAAAAGATAATCTACTTTGTGCAAAGTAACTATCAGGAGAGTAATCATAGACATTAAGAACTTGTCCGACGTTTCTTCCATAGAGATAGCGGATGTCAATCTTCATCTCTTTCTTGATTGAAACATTAAATGTAATGTTCGGACCAGATATAGTATAAGAGAATCCTTTACGTTGTAAAACTCCATCTAGGAAAACATATAAGCAGTCTTCCTGTTCAATATTTTGTACTGTGTAGTCTTCTACATCTAGGATTAAGAAAGGACCATTTCTGACACCATCAACTAGATTGTAATCAATGGTAAGTCTCTTGTAGTTACCAACACCAATACCAGCAACTTTTTCTACTGCTGTTGGTTCTCCAATAGTCTTAGCTCCAAGATCTTGATCCCAAATAGGAGCAACATCAAATTTTAGTACATTAGGAATTACAGTTCTATCAATAACATAAGAGTCTTCTAAAGGATAACCTTCTGTAAACTTAGGTCTTTGAATTACAGCATTAATTGTTAAGAATAGATCTTCATCTTCTTCTGTATTAACAACTGTATTGTCATCCCAATATAATTCAAACTCTTTACTTTCTCCATCAATATAATCTGGGAGAGTTCTAGTAACTGATTGCTCTACCAATACATCACTTAAATTATCATACAAAGAATCAATAGCAGAAATAACATTATTACATTCTTGATTAGGAAGTAGAGGATCACCTAAAATATTGTAATTAGAATATGTTAATGTAGGAGTCCAATTACCTGCTTTATTTGGATTTTGTGGTGTCTTTTCTACAAGTCCTCTGCCTTCTGTTAGAATAGTTTCAATAATGCTATGATAGGTATTCAAAGCACCCTCAACTTCTGCACATTCTGGAGATACAGAATCTATAGAAACATTATAGTCTGCATTTGGCAATTGATTTCTCATTGCCTGAATCATTAGATCCTTTGCATATAAGAATGTTGCAACTGTTTCTGTAAGTTGTCCCGAGATGTAATAAAGTTCTTCACCATATGGATAATCATTCTTTCTGTAATAAAGTTGTGCTGCTTCTACAATCTTTTCGTTACCACCAAATTTAAGGTGATAAACATATGCATCAAGAATCAATCCAATGTCTCTACCACACTTTGTAGCATAAGATCCCCAATTCAATCCAGGATACTGTGCTTGTGCCCATGTCAATGACTCTGAAATAATATAAGATCTGTTTAATGTAATTAAATTACCTGCATCATAGAATGTACCGTTGTTAATTCCACTCCAAGAGAATGTTGCTAAGTCACTACCAGAGAACGATGTAGGAATAGTAACAATAGTGCCAGGTGGTAAGTTAAAATCGCTTCCAGGAACAATAGCACCTGTGCTAGTAGCAATTGGTCCTGTGGTTGCTGTGCCACTTAAGAAAGTGATTCCAGTTGGAGCTCCACCACCACCAGCAGAGTTTGCTAATGCACTACTACTTAAGGTAACTTCAGTTGCACTATCAATAGATACAATTTTTGTTCCTGGTGGGAATGATCTACCAGAGCTGACAAACATACCAACAGCAATATTTTCTGTGCTGGTTACTATCATTTTATTTCCACCAGCAAAGTAAGATACACCATTATCAGTGTAGTCCCAATTACGAATTGCTAATCTTGCTAATCTAGTAGCATAAGCAAAAATTGCATTAGACTGAGTTTTATTATTTTGAATATACAAATAGTCACTACTAGAATTGAAAATAGAAGTATAGTCAACTGTTTTTACATTTCCACCAAATCTAATATCATGTTGATAAGCATCTAAAATTGCACGAATATTTCTCTCGTAATCATCTTGCTTTGTACTCCAATCTAATGTGGAATATGTTTGTTTAGCATATCCAATAGTTTCATTTACGATAAACTCTACATTTCTTTCAATCTGATTTGCAGCATCAATCCAAGTGCCACCACGTTGGAAAATATTTCTAATTTTTCTTAGATGTTTGGTATTGTATTGATCATCCTTAAACTGGAATACTTTACCATAGAAAGTAACACCTTTATATGGAGTTACTTCTCCACCATCACCAGTAAGTTTATTACCTGGTCCTAGTGGAGGAGCAGAGAATACAATTTGATCCCCACTAATAGTGTAAGAAACTCCAGGTTCTTGTAGAACACCATCTAGAGTTACAATAATACCTTTATCTGATGCAGGGAAGAAAGGTGTTCCATCGTTTAAAATCTGGAACGATGTTGTTCCTTGTAGTCTTCCATCTGTATCATAATAACCATCAAAAGGTGCATTGAGAGTAAACTCAAATGCACGAACTTCATTGAACAAGAACTCACTAGTTGCAGCAGTACCAAAGGACTTACGAACTCTTTGACTTTCTACAGTTTGAATTGTTTGTGTTGTTACTTGTTTTGTGCTCTCAACAGTAATCTTATTTTTATCTGGATCCCAAAGTTGAATAACACTGAAATGAGATGACTTTGGAAGTTCTACTGGCATTTCACTGCTAGCAGTAGCTTCTACATCTACCTGTCCAAATAATTTAAATCCAGCAGGGTGTGTAGTAGACTTAATTAATTCACGCCACTGATCAATTGGTGTTTTTGATTTGACAACATAAGAATAATCTTGGTAAAAATCACTATCAATAACTTTCTGATTAGATACTCCTAGACGACCTCTATCAGAACTATAGAATCCTAGGTTGTCATAAAAACTAGAAATTTCTTCTGTAAATTCACTAACAAAAACTGAATGTACAATACCAGATACTGGCATATTGTAAGATTCAATCGCAACATTTTCACGAATGATACCAACAGTATTTTCTAGTTTTAATAATCTTGATCCAAATCTCCATTCAGCAACTCTTGCTCTGAATACCTCTACACCATTTACTTTTTGTACTACTAACTCACCTTTCCTGAAATCTCCATTATAATTTTTAAGTACAGCAACATAGTTTGAAGTGAAGGAAGAAGAAACTGTTCTATCCAAGTGGAATGCTCCACCGTTTTGTACAAAGGTTACACTTTGAGGAACACCAATACTATTACTATTTGCAAAAGCTTCAACATCACTTTCAATAATTTGAATTTTTGGAGTTTGTGTATATCCTCTTCCTGGTCTGGATACAACTAGTGAGAAAATTTCACCATTTCTAACAACAATATCAAATGTTGCATCAACACCATCACCTTCTGTAATTACAACTTTTGGATTGACATAATTTGAACCTTTGTTATCTACTCTAACACCAGTAATAGTTTTAGATGCATTGTCAAATAATACTGTAGCAGATGCTCTGTAACTTTCTGTTGGATCAATACCAATAATTGATGGTACTTTTTTGTAATTTAACCCGAGGTTGATGATGCTGACTTCATTAATCTCACCGACAGCGAACTGACCAGTAGTAGTATAAGAAATGGATCCAGAACCATCCCAAAGAGGCTCACTAGTAATATCATAAACAAAACGATTCGGTGTGACATAATTGAGTGTTTTAACCCCCTGTAGTGGATCTGTAATAATCTTAAAGAATGCACCACCAGAATTTACTACATTTTTTCTATCAAAATAATAGAAGTTTGTAAAATCAGTTCCTCTCTTTGTTTGATAGTTATTATCAGCAAGTCTAGAACCAAATCCAAACTTGACATTAGTAAATGCACCTGAGTTACCAGGAAGAATTGTGGATTCTTCTTTCTCTTCAGTAATTAAGTTAAAATTATTACTTGGACTAATATCAAAATAAGTACCAGTAAGACTAGAGTGAGACGTATCAAACTTGTACTTGTAAAATTCCTGTAAATTGATATTAGGATTTGGTGTGAATACACTATTATCTTCAGAAAATTCAAATTTGTAAATTAATTCCTCTGCAGACCTAACAGCAACTAATCTTTGTGGATTACTAGAATCAAAGAAACTAGAACTTAAAGTTAATTCATTTGCAGTAGATAATAATGTTCCATAATCATAAACAACAATAATTTTGTGTGTTACAGGATTGTATGATTGAATGTATCCAGAACCAGATCCTGTAAAAATTTGAAAGTTTGTTGCAAAGTTATATTGTGCTTTGTATAAAGATACTTCTTGTCCATCAAAGTGATCTACATCAGAAGTTCCTTCTTGTCCTCTAATTACAGAAAGATCTTTTCCATTAATACCAGCAATTTTTAGAATCTCTTCGCCAATCTTAATTAGATCATCAACAGCAAATCCTAAAGCATCATCAACAGTTACCTTTGTACCACCAGCTGGTACACCAACATGTCCAACGTAGATAGTGAACCTTGCAGTAGACTGAGATGCACCAGATCTTACTAGATCCTCATCCGCAACGGATAGATAATCACCTCTCTCATATCCAGATCCAGCATCTTGAATCTGAATACCAGAAACTATACCAGCATTAGATACAGTAAATGTAGCAGTAGCACCAGTACCCGATCCACCAGTAAGAGCAACACTGGTATAGGTGCCAGCCGTATAATCGGCACCACCATTAAGAATTTCATACCTTCCGATTCCAGTGAAATCAATCGTTGAAGTATTGTTTGGAGGAATTAATGTTGCCTCTTGATATAAACGTTTTCTTAGATAATAAGTTTTAGTCTTAGTTGCATCATTTGGATTAATGTCAACTGTAACTTTATCACCAATACCTAATCCATGTGGTTCTGCTGTTTCAATCAGTGCAACACTTTGATTGACTTCAAATGGGTTGAGTCCATCACTAAGTGAAGTAAGTGTTACTACTTTGGTTCCAGAAGTATTGAATAAATTACTTGACTGTAGGAAGTAATCATCATCTACAATCCATGTACCAGTGAGAACCTTGATCTGAACTGTGTTTTGGGAGGATGTTCCTTCTAAAACTTCTGCAGTTGCAATTGGTGCGTTGACACCATCAGTCAAACTTAAAGTTGCACCTTTAGTATAAGAACTTCTTTGGTCTAATAAGATAATGAATGTTTTAATAGTTGCAGAAAAAGTTCCTGTCTCATCAAATTTTCCATTAACATTTCTAAGAACAATTGTATTGTCATTCCTTACAGTTCCAACAATAGAACCAGATGCACCAGAAGAAGGTTGGTTTAGTGTATCATTAGCAAATAGATATGCACTTTGGATTGTTGTCAACTTTACAACTCTATCCTCTTTACATTCTAAGTAATTGACACCCTTTCCTTTTACAGAAGAAATAATAGATTCAACCTCAGATCCTTCTGTTCCTCTATTATCAAAGTATACCTGAGAATTAACAGAGAAGTTATCAGATGATCTGATAATATCAATGCTATCAACTGTTCCAGATTTTACTTCACCAATAGAAGCAATGACACCTTCGCCATTACCCTGCATTCCAGGGACCAAATATTTCTTAGAATTTTTTGGAATGTCATCTTGGTTGATATTAGAATTGTAATTACTATCAACAGGTAGAGAGTAGAAATTCTCTCCTAAAATGTACGGATATTGCGGTACTTGATTGCTATCAATAGTAATGAAATAAGCATAAGTTCCTTTCGGAAAGTCGGGGGTAATTGTAAATCTTCCATTGTTCTCGTCTAACGTGCCACTCTTATGAGTGTATGTGTAATCATTATTAAATGATCCGAGAGGGTACTTAGAAAGAGAAGGACCCTCTTTACGAGTTCCACTTAAAGAATAACTAGATGTCATTCTAATGATAGGAGAGGTAGAATCTAATGGATTCTCATAACCAAATGGACCATAGATTGGATTGCCATCATAGGCAAATCCAATAATAGGAGAATGGGTTTTTACTGCAGGTTCGGTTCCTGCACTGTTAATGTTGTCGTTAAGAGCAACACGTAAAGCTTTTGGATTGGCAACATGTCCATAACCATACTCTAATGAGATATTGTAATTTTGGAAAATGTAACCATACTCAGTGTCAAGTTCAGTTTCAATTTTATTATATCTGTTAAAGTTCCACTCTTTCAATAATGGAATACCTGTGGCATTTTCACCAACTGGTATAATATCTACAATAACAGTGTTTTGATTATAGAAATTACCTTCAGCAAGTTTGTTAAATCCAGTGATATTTCCATCGGTATTAACAACTGCTTTATAATCAGCAAATCTTCCTCTGCCAGCATTATCTCTAATTCTTACAGTTGGAGGAGAAGAATAAAATTCACCAGGATTATCAATGACTAGACTAGTAACTTTACCACCAGTTACGATTGCACGAACAGCAGCATTTCTACCAGAGGTAATCGTAATTTCTGGAGTTTTTGGAAAAATATCTTTAGTATCTACAATAATTCTTTCTACAACTTGACCAGTCAAAACTGCTCTAGCTTTATTAGGAACCTGATCAATCAATACAAACGGTGGTTTATCATAACCTCTACCTTGTGTATCAATTTTAATTTCCTCTAATTTACCAAAACGAACACTATCATGATCCCTGAAACCGTAGACAGGGACACCGTTTAGAAGGATACCAACATCTCTGTTTGGTGTTTTGTATTTTTCTGTAGTTCTTGTTGCTTCCTTTCTGATAATACGAAGAATTCTTTGATCAAGTAATGTCTCACTTACTGTAGATCCATCAAGAATCTTATATGATGGGAAAGAAGAAGATGTAATATAATAGTATTGATCATCTGCAAAGATAGATGATACATCTGTAGTCAATTGACTTAAAGATGTTTGAATACTTGGTAGTGTCGGAATGACTGGTGCAGTTCCTTGATCTAGCAACCATCTTGTTTGATTAGTTCCAGTCTGAACAATTTTAGCATCTGCAGTCTCAAATCCAGGTCTAGATACAAGAATTTTATCACCAGGACTGGAATATGGTTGAGCAGATTTTGGTTTTAAATTATAAACAACACCAAACGTAAGTAGTGTTACATCAGAATTTGCGATAGTTACTGGTTTGTATACCGCTGTTCCTACTGGGTATGCAATAGCTCCAGAAGGTTGTCTTTCATCAATAATAAACTGAGTTACAGTTTTTTCTTTGAAAGTAATAGTTTCAGTTCCAATTAATATAGAACCAGTCTTTTCCCAACCAAGAGTGGAAGACACATTAATTCTGTCACCAGTGCTATCTGTTCCAGCAACAGACTTCTCTAGTTTAGTCTTAGTTGAGATTGCAAAAGAACCATTAACTGTTTCTGGTGCAAGAACAATATTATAGATTACTTCGTTATCTGCTGTACCATCAGCATATACGTTGTCTACAGTAGCATCTGCATACCCATACTCTGCAGTAGCAGTCTGAACAATTTTCTTTCCAATCAGATCATTAACATTACCAGATACAACTTTACACTTTAAAGCATATACATTAGTCCAATCAGACTCTGATGCTTTGTATGTAAAATCTCTTGGTTTGTATACTTCAGGTTTGTTGCTTGCATCTTTAGCAACAATAGTATTAAAAATAAATTTGATGGAACTAGTAGTTCCTTTAGATTTGTAAAACTTCTGAATATTTTTGATCAGAGTTCTCTTGTCAACTTCACCTCTAAGATATTTCTCAGGAAAAGATCCAAGATATTGATTCTCAAAATTCTTTACAAGTGCATACAGGAAAAAGTTACTTACATTAAGAACTTTTTGCCCAGCATTATGCGGTGCCGCATCTGTGCTAGTAAAATTACTTGCTTCATATAGATCACCAAGAGATGTATTGCCACTAACACCTCTAGAGCAGTCTTGGAACTCTGTATCGGTTCTTGTAGCATAGAAGATGATCTCATCATCAATGCGGATGTATCCATTCTTCTTTGGGAAAGATTGTGCATCTGTGACAGTGATCGTAGTATCGCTATCAGTAATAGTGACTGCTAGACTATCGTGCTGCTTGAGAATGTTCTTCTCATAAAAATCAATATCGGCATACTTCTGGAGGTTGTTAATAACATCCAATGTACCACCTTGTACTTCCTGAGCTTCATAATATTTCTGGACGAACTTACTAAAGAGTTCGTATTCGTCAGAAATAAAAGCAGGAAGCTGCGTCTCAATGAGAGTAGAAATTCTCTTAGTCTTTACAGCAGGCATTTACTTTACTCTTTGTATGCAGTGAACGAGGAATTTGCAACGTCAACGTCAAGATACACTTCACGGAGTGCCTTGATATCATTAGAAAGTGGTTTTACTCTTACAGAAATACGATTATCAAAGAAACTACCCTTGATGATAGTTAAGTTATACATTTTAAGTTCACCACTTACATAATCAATATCGCCAATATCGCTGTCAAGGACAACCTTTTCGCCAGTTACGCTATCTAGTCTATATAGGACAATTTTGCCTGACCTATCTTCAACATAAACATCAAAGTTAGGATACTCAGTAACTCTAAACCCAGTGCTAGAAAGGACTGGATCATCACAGTCCTCATCAAAAGCATTCTGGAAACATACTTCGTAATAGAAGGTAGAATTTAGAGAAGGATAGAAATCCTTTCTCATTGTAACTTCAGTTAAGTTTGAATTAATAGATCTATCAGCATCATCAATCACACCAACCATTTTACTGTATCTAAATTTACCATTGAACTTTTCAGTATCACTAGTATCAAGATAAGACTGTACACCACCAATTACTTTGTCTCTAATTTGCGCTGGTGTTTGATCTGTTGATTGACCATTGTAATAAATTTTACTAGTCATCTCAACAAAGAGAATAGAAGGATCAATTAATTTTGGTTCAACAGAAGCAACAACATACTTCTTGAGTTCTGATACAATCTGGTTCTTAGTTAGAGATGTTAAGTAGCTAGCATCTTTTGGTTTGAGTGCAATGAAGACTCTTCCAAACTCAGGTGGAACTTGATCCTCACCACCAAAAATAATGATGTCACTAGTTGCAGGATATACCTGACGTACAATTGCCTCATAGTCCTGAGCGGTCACTGCACGGTCTTGTGTGCCGTATGCCTTAGGAGCGGTATATTTGATCTTCTGAGTGCTTTCAATCTCTTCACCGCCCGCTGAGGCAGTAGTAGAAGTGATGTTAGTAGTAAAAGCACCAGGAGTTATACCGTTAGGGTTCTCAAGTACACCAGAGAAGACAAATGTTCTTACTCCGTTACTTTCTGGACCTGATGTAGTAAGGTAAGAAACTTCAATTCTTGCATTGTTCTCTAGTTTCTTGCCTAAAACACCATCACCCATAAGAATTTCATATCTTTCATCCTCAATTTCGTCAAGGAAGAAAACTTTTGAGTTGCCATCAACACCTAGAATGTTATCTGCTACAAGGTATGGTTCACTGAAGCTGCCTCCAGTAGGATATACCTTCACTCTAATTGTGTTGGTGTCAATATTTTGATTGTCAAGAATAAATCTTTGATCTTTTAATGCAGAGTTTACAGTAAAAGTATTGATTAATTGTGTTCCCTCATTTACAGCAACGTCAGTAAATGTTGCAACACCGTTAATAACTTGTGCTTTTACATCGTCAAGTGTAACATATTGATACACATTGTTATCATAAGTTGCAATGAAACCACTTCCCTTCTTCAGTAGGAGTTCGGTATCAGTTGTTGGGTTAGTATAAGTTACAGTAAAAGAGACATATGCAGTAGGAGAGGTAGCACTCTTGGGTCTGTACCCTAGTTGCTTCGCAATCGCTACTACATTGTCTCTCAAGGTGGCAGAATCAATGAATAGTTCATTGACTACCATATTAGTGTTGAACGCCGTGTAGTACGTGTTATACGCTAATACATCAATTAGGTTGGATAATGCACTGCCTTCAAAATCATAGTCAGTAAAATCCGTTTGTGCTCTCATGTAATCTTTGAGAGCAACTTTGATATCTTCAAAGTCTAAGTTGGCAACCTGAGTATAAGGCATTATCGTGTACGCTCTAAGAAGAAGTCTACAGCCTGTGGTGAATCATCTCTACCAACGATGGTGTAAAACAATTCAATTGTATAACCATCAGTATCGTAATCAGGATCACATTGAATACTATCAATAGTAATCCTAGGTTCATAACGATTGATTGTTTCTCTGATAGCACTCTTAAGCAATGAAGCAGAAGCGTAATCTAATGGTTCAAACAATAGACTACGAACATCACATCCTAAGTCAGGTTGAAATGGTCTTTCTCCTTTATTAGTTAAAAGTAAGGCAGTAATCGCTTGAGTGATAGCTGCCTTATCTTTCACCTGTACCAAATCATCGGATACAGGATGTTTCTTAAACGTAATGCTCAGATCTTTAAATGTCTGAAAGGAAGGCATTTAGACACAGCAACAGGCTGTTTCTATTTATCACTTACCGCAGAATCCGTCCGCCCACTCTGCATCATTGTCAAAGATTTCTCCTTCCTTGACATCTTTCATCTTCCGTGATTTCCTCAAATACTTTTCACTATCTACTTCAGTGATAAGAGTCATACCAGACTTCCTGAAGTCTTCACTCTTGTCCACTCGTTTGTCCATTTGTGGTCTCCGTCCGTAGTTTTCTTTCATTGTTTGTTTCCCAAAAATATTCGTCAGTGTCACCTAGGCGTCCCCAGTCCGTTCCTGCCTCAACTTGGTATTCTATAGTAGAAACCTTGAAGTCGGGCATACGTGGCGTCTCAGGGGTGATAGAGAGGTCGTAGAATCGTGTCCTGTTATTAGGATACAATGCAAATTGACCATTCTCTAATGCAATACAATTATGCGACTTATGCTCTTGAGGTACTTCACTTACATTATTATCTATCACATCAGGATTTGCATGATAGTTGTCTAATGTAAACAAATACTGACCTTTCATGAACCCGTGGTCCCTGGTGTAGATCTCAGCATCCATAGAAGCTACAAAACCTTTATTAATCGCCATGACCCCATAATCCATACAGTTCCAAAACTGTAGGTTCTCTAGGGACATATCGGGCGTCGGTGTTTTCGGCGCTCGGAGAAAAGCACTGATAGGTAACTTATCATACATTGCCCCATACTCAGGCAAGTAAGTCTCAAAGTAAAAAGCACGTCCAGGTATTGACTTTGCAGATACCCAGACGCCTTCAACGAATTCTCCGTGACCGTCCTGATGATCTCTGAGGTATTCCTTACGGACCCACACTTTCTCAGCAGGAAGATTACAGATTAGATTCACTTGCCTTGCCCCCGATAACGCTTCTTCTTGTTATTTCTAGAACTGGCAGCATACTTTGTGTGCTGCCCTGACCCCTGACGAGTTTTCTTGGGTTTGGACTCAATCATGAGTCCGCCAGAGAGTCCGACTTTGCTTCGTGCCATAGGTTATTCTTCTAAATTAGAACCAATTACTATTCTAGGGTGTTGGAACGGTCCTGTCAAGGGTCTCGGTGAACCTCCTATCAATAACTGAGCTTCGTCCCCAGTAACGGCAGGAAGTTGTCCGTTGATAATGACAGTAGTATTAACTGCTGGTCTGATAGTCCTTGTACCTGGTTGACAAGGTAAAGGACTGAGAGGATTGATCTTTACCCCTACTACATCAGTACATGCATAAGGCACAGGAGCGCCTGCAATGATCTTTAAGGGTTGATTACCTACCATGACCGTCGTAGGTACTGGAGTCCCTCCTATGGGCGCTGCAGCGTATGTACACGTTCCATCTGTACTAGGGGTGTCAACAGTTTCTATACTTGCTAAGTTTGGCATTAGTACGCAGAAATTTTTGCTATCTTTACGAGATCTCCTTTGATCCCTTCAACGTTATTATGTAGATAGTCTAATGTTTGAGCAATCGTCTCGTACTGCTCAGCACTCGGTCGCTGATACATCAACGTGGGGCGCTCTATCTGCGAGATCCGTTGGTCCAGGCTCGTCAACTTCTCTGACTGCCATAGGAGTGTTCTCTCCAACTCGTTCAATCTCTCCAGTAACTCTTCCATCATTTTGATCTCCTTTCATGTATGCATTGGACGCACGACTCTCAAACTCATCACAGAACTCGTCAAAGTTTGCTAGGATTTTGTCGTAATCGCTAAAGTCAACTTTTTGGGGCATTTTTTTGCTGGGAAAATTTTTTAGAATTCAAGGTTTTGCAAAACCAATTTCCAAATATATTTATCGGTCGTCTGGATACTTTTGTAGGTTAGGGGAGTCATGCATTTTTGATATCGCTTGGCGCACCGCGACCACATAAAAAAGGGGCATATCACTGCCCCCTGTCCCCTGTGCTGTGGTATGCTCAGAGCTCCCACATCATCTCGTTCATCTCGTCTGCGTCAATCGCTGGGTCATCCCATGCCACGCCGTCGCCTGTCTTGCAGAGCATCCGACCGATCTGCCCCTCACACATGCAGCGCACGAACTTATCCCATGGTGTCTCCAGACCCTCGCGGTATGTCACACATGCCTTTGCTGTGTTGTAGAGAAACTCATCGTTGCCGATCCAGAGGGAGGCATTCCATGTCTCATAGTTTGCCCATCCGTTGTATGTGGTGTCGGTTGCTGTGGTCATGTGGTTCGTTTGTTGTGTATGTGTTTATTATAGGGGATGAATGGGTCAGTGGCGATCACTGATGTTCCAGTATCCCCACTGTCCACCATGGGCGGGTTCCAACCCTGCACGTACACGGTCGCG